CTTGACCCATAGCTCAGCTAACTTGCCCTTGAGGTTTTCAGTCTTGGCCTCCAGCTGCTCCATTTTGGCCAGCGCATCCACCGTCGTTCCGCCAGCGTCGGCAATCATCGTCTGGCCCTGCTCAATGACTTGCGCCATGAGTTCGGCCTTAGATGTGTTCTCATCCATCTTCAGGCCAACGATGCCCAGGTTGTCCAGAATGAGCGGCGATTTACGCCCGATCCCTGTGACGATGTTGTCCCACGCCTGCGTGGTGGAAATGCCCATCGCCCGCGCGCGGAACGCGGCGACTTCCATGAGTTTGCCCAATTGCTCGGCGTTCGCCCCTAAGCCCAGCATCATGGCGCGGTTTGCGCCGAGGATGAGGTTGGTTTCGGAGATAGCCCCTTGCGAGGCCTGCTTTAATGTGTCTAGAATGGCCTGGCTGTTACCCTGATAGGCGTCAGCCAATTGCTCGAACGATTCCTTGAGACGCAACGACTGTGCGCCCAGCTTCGCCATCTCGTAGCCAGTTTGCGCCAGTTCTTTTGCGCCCCAGGCGGCGAATGCCGCGCCGACAGCCTTCAGGCCGCCGGCCAACCCGCGCATACTGCTCTGTACGGATTTGACGCCCTGGTCAAATTTACGTGTGTCTAGCGAGACTTCGCCGACCAGACTTGCGTCTGCCCGTCGTGCCATGTCGTTTCTCCCGTATCAGATTCTCAGCGGCGATACATTGAAGATGCGCCGAGACCACCGCCCAGTCCTGTTCTGCCAGTTCCGCTGGTGTGCAGTGATAGACATCACGGCACAGAAACAACTCCAGATACTCATCTGGCAGCGGGTGACGGGTCGGTTCAATCAACCATGCCGCCACCCGCGTTTTCAGTTTGGGCCAGCATCATTAGATTTGAACACCAGGCCAAACTGCGTCAGGATAAACTCAATTTCCTGGTCAGTAAGCTGTTCACGGCTCTCTTCGTCATGCGGCAACGGCAATGGCTGGTCATCCCAGTCCGTCCAGTTCCACTCCACGACACGCTGAAGCAAAACGTCCACGTTGACGCCTGCCTTGCGTTCGGCGAACGTGAGCGGCTTAATGACCATATAGGCCCCGTCGCCTTGCACCGCACGGCAATCAACCCGCTTCAGTTGCCTGGCCATTACACCGTGCCCTTAGTGACGTATGGTGTCTTGAACACAGCGGTCAGGACAATGGGGTCGGCACTATCCGCTTCTGCGCCAGGGTCATTCACGCTGACCCATTTGCCCGCGTCGCTGGTGTATTGGTACGAACCAGAACCGCCCCCCGTTGGCGACCAACGGATGTAGTACGTCGAGTTCGAGTCAATTGCGGAGCGTATCGTACCATACGGCACAGTGCCCGACTCATTGTACAGAACCTCGATATTGATTTCTCGAACCGCCAGCTTGCCCGTGGTGACCTCGCCTTTATCGCTACCAAAGACAAACACCTCGCCATCGTTGCGCACCATCTCGCCGGGGTCAACGCTGGTGGCGTAGCCTGAGATGTCGTACCAGGTGATGTTGTCTGGCGAAATCTCCAGTTTACACGCATTACCTACAATCGCTGTCATTGTCTACCTCCTACGGCAATCTCAATATTGCCAATGTGATGTTGCCATCAATAATGTCTATTGTGAAATCTACGTTGCCATCCGCGGCGTTGGCGTAAACTGGATTAAATGGCCCGATGTATTTCGCTGTGCCACTCACCACCGAGCCAGTGATGTCTTCCAGCGCATAGCCACCGACCGTACCTGGTATGGTGATGGTGTAGTTCAATGTGTCGGTATAAGCGTTGTTTATGTAGATAAACTCACGCCCTGTGTTATTGAACTCATACGCTGTGTCTGTAGCCGTTACCGGCGTCACTACCAGGCCAGTGGTGGTGATGGGCTGTGGCGTCAACGTCACCGCGTAGGCCACCCCACCCAGTATCACCAACAGCCAAATTGCCATCGCCAAAATTGCCCATCGCTTCATGTCACTCTCCCCACGATAATTTCATAAACGCCTCCTACATGCCAGGCTACCGTCCCATCGGCCAGTGTTTCCTGGTATTCAATATCCCCTACGCGGTGACAGTGCAACCAAGACCAACCTGACAATGACAGATTGCTGTCAGTGAGCACTGCGTCAACCGCATCGGCCAGTTGCTGCGCGCGCCTTTTGCTCATGCCGCCGTCCACCGCTTTGACCACGTACCGTTGCAACCGCGCGGCGCGCGCATTGAACGAGTAACGGTCACTGTCGCTGATAGGCTGTTTGAACAGCACCACGAACGGATAGGCCGTGTCTATGTCGCCCGCGCCGTAGCAGATTTCAGTGGCTATTGCCATAACTGCGGCATCACCCTGCAACGTCGTGACTACCGCTCGCTCAATCTCGTTCATCGCACCCGTTCTCTCGCCAAACCAATCAGCTTATCTACTTCACGCTTGAACCCGTCTCGCTCTTCATCAAAGCTTGGCCTGAAAAACGGTCGTGGGGCCATGCGTGATGTACCATACTCCAGGCATGAGCTATATTCCGCGCCAACGGTAACCTCATGCAGCATGGGCCGCACGCGGTCGCTGGCAATGCTGTTGACCAGATTGCCCGTATCGGTTGCCGGCGCTTCGCCTGGTGCGCTGGCCTGATGCTCGACTTTGCCGTGACGGTAAATGCGCCCCGTTTTCGGTGGCGATTGGATTTTGACCTTCGCCCGCGTCTCGATGTTTTTCGCTGCTTTGTTGCATATCTGGTCAGCTAACTTCTCCAACGCCGCTGGCAACGCCACCAGGCGTCTGTCGTCAAGCCGCACCTTGACCGTCATTTTACCCTCGCACAGTAAGCCCGTTTCGCCATGATCCACGACTCATTTTCGTTCGTACCGACCACCCGATACTCGACACCATCCGCGACAATCTTGTCATAAACGTTCACGTCGGCGTAGTATGGCAGAGTAATGACCCAGCCAGATTGCGCCCCTAGCTTCTCAGCGTAGCGCGTTGCATCCTCTGCAGACATCGGCATAACCCGACAGGATTCCGCTGTTCCATCATCCCACTGTTCATACTTTCCACCCTGACCGTCGCCAATCATACTGCGCACGTAAATCGTGCAGGTCTCAGCCAGGATGTCCTCTATCGCCTCACGCATCTGTGCCAGTTCGGTATCGGTCAACATCTGTCACTCCGACGGGTTTACATCAGCCCGCACAAACCGCGCCTTACGCAATGCGCCACGCCCTCGGTTCTGCCCAGCCCGACTGCGCATCTGTTTCTCCATGACCACCGCGTGGTCAAACAGAGCCTGACGGTCAAACTGTTGACCATCGCTGCTGAAACTGTACGCTGTCGAGTAGAACGATTGCCGCACCAACCACACGTCCGCCGCTGCGCTGTACAGGTCGTAGCTACGGGCGGTGAGGTAGTAAGCCGTTCCCGCCTGGTCTGTGGTGAATACGATACGACCCTCGCCATAATCCGCCGTGTAGTCCGCAGTGCCGGCCAGGACACCCGCCGACGTGCGCACGGCCCAGTACGCTGTGCCGCTGGTGGCTTCCTCAAAATCTCGGTAACCAGCGTAACAGGTATGATATTCAACCGTACCGCCACTGATAATGTCCGGTTGCCAAACCAGAGGCTCATTTACCAGGTAGGTGACGTTCTGGTCAAGAATGTCCTGCAGGTGGTCGTTTGAGAAATAGTTCTCGCCGTTCAGCGTAAAATCGCTTTGCCCGGCCTGCGTCAACATGCGCAACCGCGCTATCAGGTTCAACATGCCCGCTCTAGCCATAGAATTCCCTCACTGCCTGAATGACCTGATCTTGCTCTGATTCCAACATATCGCTGTACAACGGCAATGTGACCAGGCGTTGCCACTCTCGCTCCGCTACAGGCGGCGTCGGTTGATTGAACAGTGCATAATGCGTCAGCGGCTCGTAATGCACGCCACACGAGATGCCCCGTTCGGTCAGGTAATCAATCAACGCATCACGTTCATCCGCCGCGACGCGGATGACGAACAGATGCCATTGGTGGCGGTAATGCTCAACAGGCAAACCCACCGGACATGTACACAACGCCAGCTGATAGCGACGTGCTAGAGCGCGCCGCCGGGCCAACAGCGCATCGTAGCGTTCCAGTTGTGCCAGAGCGATGCTGGCCGCAA